ACGAGGCAACTTGGCCTTGTTCCGCATCTCTGCGGGCCATTTCTTGCTGCAAAGCGCGTGAGTCCATGCCCTTTAGTAACAGTTTGGTAATAGCATCTAACTCGGTCCGGTTTTGGTCGGTTACTGCTTTCATGTTGGTTTGATTGACTTTAGCCTCATTAATGGTCTCGGTGTTGTACGCCCTAGAGGTAACATCCATGAGTTTGCGCTTGGTCTGGCCTTCTTCTTTCATACGCTGCACATCGGTTTGGTGTTGCAGGTTCAAGGTCAAGGCCGCAATCTGTTGTTGCATATCGGCAACCATCTTTTGGCTGGCCATCAACTGCATTTGGACCTGTGGCGGAATATCCGATTTCTCGTCAATCTTAGCCAATGGGTTCATAGCAGCTAGGCGGTCAGCAATAACATCTGCGCCTGGGAAGTCCATGTTGCGGAACACTAAATCACCCGCAGCTTGGAATAGTTCAGGGTTAGCCTGCAAGAGCGGGACCATAGACTCGACTGCCTCTTGGCGCTTGCTTTGGTAGCCTGGGCCTGTATCCATGTAAACATCGTATTCGCCCACAGTTACATCGTTAAGTATCTTTTCTGTACCGCTTTCATCCACGGCGCGCTGGTTAATCGTTACCATTTCGGGCTGGTTATCGTAGCCAATAATCCGCATGACCCGCTCTTTATCGTAAATCTTGGGGATTAAATCTAGGATTACGCGCCCAGTTTGCTTGAGGGAACGGGTCAGATTGTCGTAGTAATGGAAGTTCGACATATCAATCTGCATCTGCTGACCGCGAATAGCCTTACCAGACATATTGCCTTGGGCCATCATATTTGGGTCAAATATCCCTACTACGGTCTGCAGGTCATTGTTGATAGCGCTTGTGGCTTCAACGATTCCGGCAGCTGGTGGCTCTGGTTGCAGTCTGGTTGGCTGCGGCGCGGGTTGTCCCTCAATGTCTTTTTGCTTGTAACGCAATACTGGCGTGGCTTTGATGTTAGCCAAGTTCCATTCATTCTCATGGCCTTCGTCTTGTCCTTCTGCCAATAGCCATTTAGCCTTGGGCGCGAGAGCAACCGACTCAGTTAAGGCAGTACGCCAGTAGTTGTACATCCGCTGCGGGTCTTTAGCCATACGCACAATGCCGTACTTCTTGCGCTTATCGTCAACCACCAGTTGCTGGCCGTAGACGGGAATAATGGGGATGTACTTACCAATCCAAGTAGATTCCTCAAGGATTTGTAAGCCGGTTAGCTTGGCCCATTTGATGGTTTTGCGCATGGTTTCACGCTCGGCAACCACCTCAATACCGGCTGCCATCATCATGTCATCGCTGGGTGCGTCCTCTTTATAGACTTGCGTACCGTCTGAGAGCATGAGCAATTTGGTCTTTTTGCGCTCGGTATACCACCACTCAGCTATGCGAATGTCATCTTTCATAATCCAATCAGCGTCCGCATCGCCAGTACCACGCATATTAAAGTTGCCGCCATCGTCTGCGTTAGGGTATTGGGCCTTAAATTCTTTCTTGCTCATTACCTCAGTAATCAGGCAGCATTCGGCATCTGAGCCGTCTGGCATCTGACTGTTAGGGTCATAGTAAACAGTAAAAGGGTTGGCAATGGGTTTAATGTAGATTTCTTGGTCAAACGAGTCTGCCCGTGTGTAGTCGGTAAGAACCCGCCAATAACCCCAACCCATGCGTACGGCAAACTCAAAGGCCGTATCGTAGGCGGTATCTGCGTCCGAATTGACCTCAATATGCTTAAAAATGCCCGTCAAGATGTCCGCTACTTTAGCGTTGGCAGCCGAGTTCATCGAGTGCGCTTTCATGCGGGGTCTGGCTTGGCGCTGCTGGTTACAGACCTGGCGGATAAAGCCATCCAGTTTGTTAATCGTTAAGCAGGGTCTTGCCTCAAGGTTTCGAGAGTTCTGCACCTCAACTGGCCATTGATCACCAGATGAGAACTTAAGGTCATCCAGGGCATCCTGGCGATTGTAAGAGTCCGCATCATTGGCGAATCTCAAGAATTTTTGTGCGTCTTGTATACGCTGGTCGTTTGCCATAATCATCCCATCCATGATCCAGCCGGCTGTCGCACGGCTTGTTTTGTTACCGATTTACGGGGCTCATTCACCACTAATCCAAGATATTTAAACGCATCGGCACCGTGGGAATAAATGTCGTGCAGCGGCGTTTTACTGAATTGCTTGGTATCTGGGTCCACATCATATCGGTAATGTCTTAAACATTGTAATCCTTGATGGCAATTTTCTCTATCAAAATAACACTTGTTGAATATTGTTCTGGCTGCATTGATGGAGTCCGCAGTTGGAGTTCTTGGCACAATCTGCACCTTGTAACCTGCTGCCCTGACAATATCGGCAATCGAGCGCCCAGCAGCTGCCAGAGTTGAGTTCTCAGCATCATGCGGTAGCCAAATGGTGTCATAGTGATAGCCGAACTTCTGCATCTCGGCCATGTAATAGGACATGGTCTTTTGACTGTCCTCCATGTATCGGACCAATCTGATCTCAAAGCCTATAAATTGAACAAACCAAATGGCCGTATTATCCGACCAACCGAGGTCAAAAACCGCATGAACCGGTTTGATTGGGTCATAAGGTACGCGGGTAATGCGCTCCTCCAGGTCAGCACGGGTTATCTCATTGGCAAATACCGCTCCGTCTACGGTCTTACGGCATAGGCCTTCCCAGACAGTGTTGTAAGCCTCTGTGTCCCGCATTTGGAGGTTATCTTTTTCCTCCCGCAAGGTCATAGGAAACCAAGGGTTATCGCGCCAGGTAATTTTTTGGACTATCGCGTTGGTTGGGGGCGCGAGTACAAACCGCTGATATGTGTCATCAGTTTCTAGTTCCGGGTTAAAAGTAATCCATATCTCGGAGTTGTCCTTACGAATGGTCGGGATTAGGACATTCCAGCTTGTTTTAGAAACAGTCTGGGCCTCCTCAACCCAACAAATGTCTACGCCCTCAAAGGATTTGACATTGGTAATATTGTTTTTAAGGCCAATAAAGAAGAACTCTGAGCCATTCTTACCCCGAATACTGGTCTGGGTGACCTCGTAAAACGACTCTAATCCAAGACTGTCAATCTGGTCTGTCAGTAATTTGTGTACAGAATCTTTAATAGAGACCTGAAACTCACGGGCGCAAAGAATGCGAATAGGGTCTTTTGCTGCCTTAATAAGTAACGCTCTGGCAACTCCCCAAGACTTAGCGCCACCGCGCCCACCATAAAGAATCTTGTATCTCTTTGGCTCAAACAAAAAAGCCAGTTTTACGGGGAATTCTGCGTTGGCTACTGCTTTATCTAAAGTCTCAAGCATCTTGTGGTTTTACAAACATGACCTGAATACCAGATAAAAGCGGAGTTCCATCGGCGTTTTCTACTTGGTTTGTTTGAACGGCCTTACCATCCAACCGGTCAATGACCTCTTTCACAGCCCAGGCCTCGCCTTGTTCAGCTTGCGTAACGAGCTGCTTAACAATGTTTTCCAGCTTTTGAGGTTCTTGAGTTAGAACCTTTCTCAGCTTGTCATAAAACATCTTGCCTTTCACGGCATTAGAATTTCCTATCGGTGCGGCCATAGTGATTAACTCAATCAATAAGTTCCAGTTACATAATAATAAATCGTTTCTTGTTGTTTGTGTTAATCTTATAGTGTAAACTGTTTACTCTAATGGAGGAGTTATGGAAATAATCAAATCGGAGTTCTGGCATATCCTACAAAAACACATTGCTTTGAGAAAGGGCCAAGATGAGCGCAAATGAGATGGCAGATGATCTGGATAAGTTTGGCCAGTTGTTTAAGGATGTGGCTGCAATGCTGCGCCAACAATCTGACCGAATAGTGGCTTTAGAGCAAAAACATAAGGATGCGTTTGACTATATTGAAAAGTTACTTAAAGAAAGGCATTTATGAACGATATGTATCTTTATCTATCAGGTGAGCAAACTATTGTTTATTCCTTAAACTTTGAAATGCTTACTGGTGAGCAACAATTAGCGGTTCTTAATCGCACGATAGACCTAATCATGGCCAAAACTGGTGAGGTTATCGACTCTTTGGAAGTCCAATAAACATCTGTAATGGGTCTTGGGTAGGTTTACTACTTAAAAACATTGCTAATGGGTCACCAAATTGGGTATACGCAACAGTTTCTTTGGCTGGAACATCCAATCCAAAAGGATTTGTAACGGTTTTAATACCTAAATTGGTCGTTCTTTCATATCGCTCATTAAACGGAAAGTTTTCTCGGCGCTCATTCATATTGAGCGTTTCTCTTGCTTGGGTCAATCTTGACTCGGCCTCACCGGCCAACCGTCTATAGGCCTCTGTATCAGACAATTCGTCAAATCGTTTTTGTTTTGCGCCTAATTCTTGAAACTGACGCGCAGCCTCATCGGTTTTCTTGATCTGGGTCATAGCCCGTTTTTGTGCGTTTTTCGCGTCTCGCAGGTTGTCATATGGCAGGTCTTGATACTTAGCATCGGATGAAAATTTACGGTCTTGAATAAATTGAGCCGCGCCCCTAAACCATTCATCTCTGGCTGCGCCTGGCTTTTTAGGTTGTGGACCAGCCTCACGCCGGTAATCATTACCGTATACATACCAATCTTGCAGATTGTAAATAGTTCTTGGTTTGATGTTTTCTTTGGTCGCAATGTCACCAAGCCGGACCATGTATTCTGACCTAGCAGCTGCGCCGTAATCGTCCCAATATTTACGGTTAGTCGCAAATGGGGTGGCCAAGGGCGCAAGTTCAGACTTAATTTGGGCTTGAGCAATTAGTTTGGCAGATTCTGGACTACCACCGCGCCCCCAGTTTTCGGTCTGTTGGATAGCGTGTTGGATTTCATGCAGCAATGTTGATCTGGCTGCATTGGCTTGCTCGTCTGCGGTTTGGCCAATATGGGTTGCACCACCAGTTGTAACCAGTTTCTTTTCTTGGTCGTAGGCTCCGCGTATGTCTTTACGGGTCTCACGCGCAATTCTTAGATTGTTAACAAGATTAGGGTAAGCCTCCTCAAGCGCATTATGTTGCAATGCAGAAGTTAGACGAACTTGTTGCGCTGGTTTAGTTAATATTTCCCATCTAGCATCTTCAAGAGCCTTTTTTTGGGCTGCTGCAGGTATTAAATTTTCACTACTTCCCACACCTAAAAGACCAACCTTTTCTGGTGGAATAAATCCTCGTTGTAATAATAATTTGTTTGCTAAATCAATTTCATTAGGCGCTTTTGGTATTTTTTCCATATTCAATACTGCGCCATAATCAGGTATCTCTTGCCGCCATTTATTGTCTAAGCCGCGGGCAGTCATGGTTTCGCGCCAAATATCAGAGGGTCGCGCCCCAGCCTTTTCCATTTCTACGGCTTTTTCGTAAGCAGGTTTATTCCAGGCAGATGACTTGGGGCCAATAAACATACCGGCCACATTAGGTACTTCGGAAATTTGGCGCTCAAACGCCTCTCTGTTACCTATTTGTAACCCCGCATCACCCATAACCAACGCAGCATCTATGTCCGCCCTTTGATTAGCAAGGTTTTTCATGGCAGTTGGGCCAATGCCCATAACATAATTTTTTTGGGTTTGGGCTAAGGTTGTGCGCGGCGCATATTTTGCTTCACGCAAAACATCTGACAATGTGGCCATTATTTCTTCTTCTTCTTGGTTGCAGCCTCACGCTTAACTGAGTACGCAATAGCCACGGCCTGCTTAACTGGCTTGCCCGCAGCAATCTCAGCTTTGACATTCTTTTGGAATGCCTTTTTGCCAATGTCTTTAATGAGCGGCATTACTTTTTCTTTGCAGTTTTGGCCGATTCCTTAAAGGCCTTGGCAGTTGGAGCGCCCTTAGTGCCTGGGCTACGCATCTTCTCAGGAGTCTTTCCAGCAGCCTTTTGGCGCTCGATCCTTTCCCTTTTAGCGTGAATATTGGCGTAGAGTCCGGGTTTAGTAGCCATTAGCAGTTCCAGTTCTTTAAAGATGCAGCTTTACGGGTTGGTCTGCCCTTTTCGTCCTTCATAGGACCAGGCATTCCGCTCATTCTTGCGCAAAAACTTTTTTTACGGCCTTCGTCAGCTTTTGTTTTAGGGTTTGGAGCAGGTGCTTTAAGGTTTGCATTATTTTTTGCATTGTATGCCGCCCTTCCTTTAGCGGTCATGCCCGCGCCAGCTTCGGTGGGTTTGTAGTTTTTACCCTTACCGGTCGTAGTACGCGCAATTGGTTTATTAGTGGTTTTTGGCATTATTGTCCTCAACGAAACAGACATCTTTCCAAGACATCACAAGGTATTCTTCGCCGTTAATCTCAAATCTAGGGTAAGACAAATAATCCTCCGCGCCCCCAAATCGGATTCTCTGGCCTATTTCTATAGGATTAGGAATCAACCGGCCTTTTTTGTCAATCTCGCCAGGACCCACGGCCAATACCTCACCGATGTTAGGCAGTTCATCCATGATGACTTCAATCACCTGGCTCTTGACCCGCTCAACGGGTCTTACAACGATTCGGTCACGCAGCGGTCGTATCATTTTTCTTGCGCCTTTTGGGTGCTGGAGTGGCTGCCAATTCCGTGAATATTGGCTGCGGCGGAACAACGACTTGGTGTTCACCGCACCACATCCCAGCCTGTTTGGTTACTGTTTCAGGGTAGCGCCGGCAATGGCCAAACTGCGTACCCTGAAAAAACTGGCAATTTCCGCAATTCACTTCTGGTACATTTCGCCAGAGTTGTTCGTACCCATCTTGGTATCACGACCTTTCATGGTCATTTTCTCGCCCATCGGCTTGTTTTTGCCCTCTTGCATCACGGCATTTTTGGTCTTTTCTTTACGACCAGGGTTTTCGTTACAGTCTTTTGGGCATACAAATGTATTTGCCATTTTGATTTCCTTTATGAAAGTTGTTGCAGTTTATACAGCAAAGAGTCGATTAAATCGGTAATTTCGTCAATAGTATTCTGTAATTCGGTGTCTTTTGGCAAGTGTTTTCTATTCTCTTTGACATACTTTTGTAACGCTTTGAAGTATTTGATAGGGTCTTTCTCTATCTCAAATTCTTCTTCAAAATCGCCTACTGGACCATACTTACCCATCCAAGACTCAACCAGACGGTCTACGAGGTCTGGTATGGCGTTATAGTATTTTGCCAAGGCCTTATGCTGCGCATAGCTTTTGGTCTGCCAATGCTGCAAATGAGCGCAGGTTGCAGAGTTAAGTAATGCCAGCGAGAATGCTTCGATGTCTT